GAATTTGCTGCTGGTACATTTAGACCTATAGCAGTAATGCCAGTACACCCTTCTAAAGTAGAAGTAGAAATAAAAGATGGTGTTTTATGGTACACTTTTAAACTAGATAAAACTGTTTTAATATTGGATCAGTCAAACTTACTTCATTTTAGAGGTATGGGTAATAATGTAATGGGTAAGAGTGTTATAGATTATGCTAGAAATAATTTAGGTTTAGGTGCTGCTGCTGAAGAATTTGGAAGTAGATTTTTTGGTAATGGTGCTAGTATGACTGGAATTTTACAAAGTGATAATTCTTTAAGTGATAAAGCTTTTAATAATTTGAAAGCATCATTTAATGATTTGCATGGTGGTATAGCAAATGCAAACAAACCATTAATATTAGAAGAAGGATTAAAATATACACCTACATCTATTCCACCAGATTCAGCACAATTTTTAGAAACTAGAAGATTTAGTGTTGAAGATGTTTCTAGGTGGTTTAATATTCCAGCAGATAAGATAGGTGATTTAAGTAGGGCTACATTTAGCAACTTAGAACAACAAAACCAAAACTTTATCACTAATACATTAATGCCTTATGTAATTAACATAGAAAGCGAATGTAGTAGAAAGTTATTAAGAGAAACTGAAAAAGATAGTACTTACTTTAAAATGAATTTAAACGGTTTATTAAGAGGTGATATAAAAACTAGAACTGAAAGCTATAGAACTTTGTTTAATATCGGTGCAATGACTGTAAACGAAATTAGAAGCTTTGAAGAAATGAATCCAGTAGAAGGTGGTGAAAGTCGTTATGTACCTATGAATCTAGGAAAGGTAGATGAAGATGGAAACAACCAACCGTTAAGCGAATCAACAGAAACAATTAAAATAGAAGAAGATGAAGAAGATAATAAATAATATAGAAGCTAATATAAGAGCTTTTGGAGAAGATATAGAAGAAACTAGAACTGTTACATTTATAGCTTCTACAAGTTCAGTAGATAGACATGGTACAGTATTGAACCAAGAAAACTGGGATTTGAAGAACTTTAATAACAACCCGATTATAGGTTATCAGCATAATGTTTATGGAAGTGGTGAAGCACCTAATCCAGATGACCAGCTAGGAAGTGCAAGGGCTTATTTTGAAACTGTTAAAAAAGCTAGTGGTGATGAACAACAACTTTTAGTTGATATTGCTTTTGAACCTAAAGAGATTAATCCATTAGCTGAAAAGATATTTAGAAAAGTATTGCATGGTTCATTAAGGGCTGTTAGTGTTGGATTTGTTCCTTTAGCAGATACTAATGGAGGTTATGGAGAAAGTAGAGAAGGTAATTTCCACTATTTCGGGCAAGAACTTTTAGAAGTAAGTGTAGTTAATATACCATCTAATCCAGATGCTTTAAAAAGAAGCTTATTAGATTTAGTTGAAGAAAAAGATGTAACTGGTGGTTCAGTAATACCTCCTAAAGAAGTAATAAATAAAAACTTTTGTAATATACAAGAAAAAAGATTACTTTTGATAAATAAGAAATAAGAGTAAACTTATTAAAATCACGTTATGAAGTCATAATGTACTAATTTTTATATTAATGGGGTAAAGTTGCCCTACACAAAAACAAGAAAATGGAATACAACATTAAAGCAGACTTGGAAAAAGCTGCAAAACACGCTGAAGATGCTAGAGCATTAGTAGACGTTGCTAAATCAGAAGCTAGAGAATTATCTAGTGAAGAAAATAAGCAATTTGATACTTTAATGGAAGCACATCAAAAAGCTGAAAATTCTGCAAATCAAAAGAAAAGATTAAATGAAGCTTTTAGTTCTAAAATAGAATCTATTGAAAAGAAAGCAGAAGAAACTGGTAAATCAGTAAACAAGATTGAAGATGAAAAAGAAATGTCTAAAAGATGTTTGAAATCTTACTTGTTGAAAGGTTTTAACGGAATGACAAATGATGAAAAAGAATTTGTTACACGTTCTCAAAGTACTATCGTAAACTCTGAAGGTGGATATACAGTAGACACTATGATGTCTGATGCAATCATTCAATCTATGTTACAAACTGGTGGAATGAGAGAAGTTGCTTCTGTTATCACAACTGCACAAGGTGGGCAAATGAATTTTCCAACTAATAATGATACTGCTAATGTAGGTCGTTGGTTAGCTGAAAAATCTGCTGCAACTAATACAGATACAGTTTTCGGAACTGCTGCATTAAATGCTTGGACTGCTTCTAGTGATTATATTCCAGTATCAGCTCAATTAATTCAAGATTCTGCTTATGATATTGAAGCTTATATTGTTTCTATTTTAGGAATGAGATTAGGTAGATTATCAAATACTGGTTATACTACTGGAGATGGTTCTTCTAAACCTACTGGAGTTGCTACAACTTCTTTAGTTGGTAAAGCTGCTGCTGCAATCGCTGCAACTACTTTTAATGAAATGTTAGATTTAAAACATTCAGTAGATAGAGCATATAGAGCTAATGGAACTTGGATGTTTAACGATAACACTTTGTTAGCACTTAAAAAATTATCTTTAAGTTCTGCAAATCAATCATTATGGCAGCCTGGAGTAGTAGCTGGTGAACCTAGTACTATTGATGGTCAAGCTTATACTGTAAACAATGATTTACCAGATATGGCTGCTGGAACTCATCCAATTATTTATGGTGATTTTAGCAAGTATCAAATTAGAGATACACAAGGAATTAATATTAGACGTTCTGAACACGTTGCGTTCCTTAATAATGAAATTACTTTCTTGGGTGAACTTAGAACAGATGGTAAGTTGTTAGATACTGCTGCTGTTAAGCACATGAGAATGTCAAATTCTTAATTTGTAGTTTAGTTTTAAATTAAGTTAATTCGAAGGGGCTGCTGCAATATGTAGCAGCCCTTTTTAAATTTATAAGATATGGAAGTACAATTTTTAGAAGTAATGGCTGGTAAAGATATTGTTTACGAAGTAGGGCAAATAGTAGATTTACCAAAGTACCAAGCAATAAGATTTATAGAACATGGAATTTGCATTTTGCCAATAGAAGAAGAATCTTTTGTTGAAGTAAAAAAAGCAATATTAGAACCAAGTAAAGTTAAGAAACGTAAAGCTAAAAAATAATGTCTAGTTATCAAATCACAGTACAACCAGCTACAGAACCTATTACAACTGCTGAAGCAAAAACTCATTTAAGGGTAGATTTTAGTGATGAAGATACTTATATAGATACTTTAATTACTACAGCTAGAAAGTATTGTGAAAGCTATACAAATAAAGTTTTTATTACTCAAACTTGGAGGCAAAATTTAGATATTTTTCCAAATGTTTTTAAGCTTAAAGTGAATCCAGTTATTAGTTTAACAAGTATTAAATATTATGATACTAATGAAGTTCAACAAACTATTACTGATAGTTCTGATAATTATCAATTAGATAATTTAAGTGATGTTGCTAAAGTACATGATGGATTAGTTAATGCTTTTCCAGCTATTGGATCAACAATAAACCCTATAGAAGTAATTACTGTATGTGGATATGGTGCTGCTGATGATGTACCAGATGATATAAAACACGCTATTAAATTAATGGTAGCTCATTTATATGAGAATAGAGAAATGGTAAATGTAGTAGTAGGTGGTTTAGCTATGCAAATTGAAATGCCTAATGTAGTAAAGAATTTATTAGCACCTTATAGAGTTTTAACTTTTGGATAAAAAAATATTAATATTATTACCTATTTGGGGTAGAGAATCTATAGTAAAGATTTGTTTTGATAACTTAAAAGAGTTGCAAAAGGATTTTAATATAGAAGTTCTTTGTGTAGTATCTGAACAATGGGCTAAACTATTAGCTTTTGAATATGGCTTTAAGTATATAGAAGCTTCTAATGATTGTTTAGGTACTAAAATGAATATAGGTGTAGAAGAAAGTTTAAAGTATCAATATGACTATCTAATGAACTTAGGAAGTGATGATATAATAACTAAAGAACTGTTTGAAATATATGAACCACTATTTAAAGAAAATTATCCTTTCTTTGGTGGTACTAGAGTAACTTTTATAGATAGT